TCGCTGCGGGCGATCATGACGTGCAGGTAGTCGATCAGAATCTCGCGCTGTGTTTCGTATTTGGTAAAGTCAGTCATCGTATTGGCTCCATTTTAGGTTGTGCTGCGGTTAAAGTTGATCGAGTAAATTGTGTTAACGGCATGATGCGCTGGCTGCCGTCGGCCATCTCGATGTGCGCAAACCCTTGCGACGACGACCAGCAGCCGTAGTAGGCGCGCTGGCGACCGTCGATGTCGAACATCAGCAACCGGCCCCGGCAGGCGTCAACGCGGTCTTGCGTTAGCACGGTCTGCACGCTGATGTCGTTGGTGTAGGTCAGGTACCCAGGCTCGGCAAAAGCAGGCGCCGCCAGCAGTAGTAAAAGTAACTTCTTCATTTCAACGCCTCCATCGCTATGTCTGAGATTGCTCGTTTGTCGTGCAGGGCGGCCCAGATTTTCTCGTCGACCGTTCTCTGTGCCATAAGGATATACACCCATACCTCTCGCAGTTGCCCGGAACGATGCAGACGTCCGACGGTCTGCTCGTACAGCTCAAGGCTCCACGGTAGGGATATAAAAGCAATGCAGCTGCCTCCGTGCTGCAGGTTGAGTCCGTGTCCCGCGCTTTTCGGGTGAATGGCCATAAGCTCGACCAACCCATTATTCCAACGCGCCACCGCGTCAACGTCATCCAGCGTCTGAACCTGCGGATAGCGACGTTTAATCTCCGCAAGCTCTTCCTGAAACTGATAGACCAATAAGGTGTTCGCACGCTGGTTCTCCTGTAGTAGTTCATCCAACCGATCAAACTTGTGACTGCTAAACCAGACCGCTGTCTTGCTCGAGGTGAACTGGCCCGGCACGGCAGACGCAGTGCGCTGGCTGTCGTACGCAAAACCAGACGCCATCTGCTGCAGCTTGCTGGTGACCGCTGCAGCGTTTGCCGCCAGTATTTCGGCGCTCGGGAACTGCACCACAAAGTCTTTCTTCATCTTCTCGTACGGTGCGCGGTCGTCTAGGTCACACCGCAGCTCGACGACATGACACGGCGGCAGTTTGTCCTTGTAGACGCCCGGCTCCAGCAGATACGTCGCAGGCTTGATGCGCTCCATGACCAACTGCAGTGCGCCTAGGCGGGGCATCCACTCGCCAAAGTCGCGGTTCATACATACAAAGTATTGCTGCAAGAAGGCGCCTTTGGCGCGGCCAAGCAACTTCTCGTCGACGATCTTGCACTGCCCGAACACGTCCTCGAGACCGTTGCTGGTAAACGATCCGGTCAGACCCCAGCGAATCTTGAACTGGTCGATGACCTTGTGCAGTGCTTTGAAGCGTGTGCCGGAGGGGTTCTTGAGTTTGGTCAGCTCGTCGAACACCACGGCGTCGAAGTCGGACAGATCCTGCTCGGCCAGCCACTGAATGTTGTCGTAATTGATAATGACGATCGGCACAAAAGAATCTAACGCCACCGTGCGATCCTTTGGGCTGCCCACGGCCACGCGGTAGTCCAAGTCTGGCGCCCATTTCGGCGCCTCGATCGGCCACACGTCCGTACACACGCGCTTGGGTGCCAAGACTAAAAAGCGACGGGCATGGCCGTCTTCAATCATCGCCTGCATGGCGGTCAGCGTGATCGCCGTCTTGCCAGCGCCCACAGGCGCTAAGATCATCGCCCGATCACGCTCGTACAGGAAGTCAGCCGCTTCATCTTGATACGGTCTGAGTGTTAATCCACTCATCGATTTGTTCCTTTGACCATAAACAGGCGTAGTTTTGTTTTAGCAACAGTACGTTGTTGCGGAATATTTTTTGTAACTCTGACAACCGTCCGGCTTTGGTTTTCAATTCGACAAACCACGTTGACCCGTCAGGCAGACAAGCGATGCGGTCACTCACACCGCGCTGCGTTGGCGACTTAAACTTGTACGTCCTGCCGCCAGCGCGCTCGACCGTCCAGACAAAGTACTTCTCAATTTCTTTTTCTAACATGGCGCAAATATAAAGGCTAAAAAAGTATTTGACAAGGATTATTTTACGGACTACAGTCGAGGCTCAAACACTAAACGGAGGTACAGTGCAATGAAAGCGTTTCCAACAGTAAGTGGCCAGACTGGCATGGACTTACGTGATTACTTTGCGGCAGCCGCGCTGCCTGCAGCTATGGCAGACCCAGACACGCAAAAAACGTCGCAAATAACTTGGCAGGATTTTTATGAGTGCGCTGCAATCATTGCGTATCGTACCGCTGACGCTATGATGAAAGCGAGGGAGATGTGAATCACTCATCTATCGTCGGCGGCTCTACCGCCAAACGCGTCATCAACTGTCCGGCGTCGGTTGCCTTGTGCGCCAAGATGCCGCCCAATCCCTCTAACGAACACGCCGATCGTGGCACGCTCCTGCACAATGTGATTGCCGAGTTGCTGGAGTTCGACAAGAAACCCGAGCAGTGCATCGGCGCCACATACAAGGATCAGGTACTCACACAGGAGCTAATCGATGAGAAAATTATTCCCGCTCTCGCGGCCCTCGATGAAATTGATCCGGACAAGCGAATGGAGTACATGGTTGAGACTCGCGTTGGCTTTGGTGATTTTCTACCTGATGTTTTCGGCAGCACTGATCTGCTTGGCCGCCGTGATAACCGTGCATTCGTTATCGATTGGAAGTTCGGTGACGGGGTAGTGGTTGACGCCGTTGAGAATCCGCAGTTGCTGTTTTACGCAGCCGCTGCTATGCGTACCGAAGCCGCCAAGTGGGTGTTCGAAGGCGCTGACGAGATCGAGTGCATCATCGTGCAGCCACCGATGATCAAACGCTGGGTGACGACGTTTAAGCGCGTCAAGGAGTTCGAGCAAGAGCTGCTCTACGCTGTGCGACTGTCCTCTTGGCCAGAGCCGCCCATGCAGACCGGCGACCATTGCCGCTGGTGTGCTGCCAAACCGATCTGCCCGCAGATGACTGGCGCAGTCGAGCGTGCGTTGAAGGTGCAACTGGCGAACCTACCTGCTGAGCAGATCAGTCAGCAGCTACAGCAGGCGGACGCGATCGAGGACTATCTGCGTGACCTGCGTGCATTAGCGTCTCAGATGCTTGAAAACGGACACCCGGTGCCAGGTTACAAACTGGTCGCCAAACGTGCGACGCGTCAGTGGGTAGACGAAGCGAAGATTGAAGCGTGGGTCGACGCGAACAATATCAAGGACGCGTACGAGCCGGTAAAAATAAAGTCGCCTGCACAGCTCGAGAAGACGTTGAAAAAGGCTAAAATCGAATTTCCCGCTGAGATGGTCGTTGCTATCTCTTCGGGCGATACGTTGGCACCGGACTCTGATCCGAGGCCAGCGGTTTTGCAAATCGGGAAGCAGTTAACTGCAGCCCTCTCTAAACTTCAATAAGGAAATAGTCATGTCCAATATCGTAACCTTCAAAGGCGCTAACCTACCTGCAGTATCCACCCTCTCCACCGCACTGCGTGCGCTTGAGACTGAAGTCGGCCCAGCTGGGGCGGTCATCCTGAAAATGGACAAGACCGGTCACTGGGTGTTTGGTGCAGACCAAACCGAAGTCGAAGACGATTCAACGTGGGCGATCAACCCCTTCTCGTTCGTGCATGGCTTTATTGCATGGGGTGAGGGTGAGGTCTTGGGTGAGAAGATGGTGCCGGTCACCGAGCCGCTACCAGAGATGGAAGCAGCACCGCCCAACGCTAAGCGGGGTTGGGAGCCACAAGTCGGCATGTCACTGAAATGCGTCGAAGGCGCTGACAAAGACATGGAAGCGCGTTACACCGTCACGTCTGTGGGCGGTAAGCGTGCGGTTCAATCGTTAGCGGTTGCGATTGCCGAACAGGTTGAGAAAGACCAAAGCAAGCCGGTGCCGGTCGTGCGTCTGAAGAAAGACCACTATCAGCATAAGTCGTACGGTCGCATCTACACGCCAGTGTTCGAGCTGGTGACGTGGGTCGGCATGGACGGCGAGCGCGACGAAGCGCCTGCAGAAGAAGTAGCGCCTGCTGCCGAGGCTGCACCAGCACGTCGTCGTCGCGGTTAAGTAACACGGGCCCAAAGCGGATGCTGGTGTGCGGCACTGCGTGAAGCGGAGCGCAATGCAGCCAGACGCAGCGAGTAGGCCCACCCTTTCTATGGCTCTGGTCATTTTGATGTCAGGTACCCTTGGTCGGATCTGCCTGACAGCAGTCGAATGACCGGAGCCACCCCCTACCCATGACTATGTCTATTCTCTGGATTGACTTCGAGACACGCAGTCGCTGCGACCTCACCACTCGAGGAGTCTATAACTATGCACAAGACGGAACCACCGATGTACTTTGCATGTCCTTCGCGTTTGACGACGACGAGGTTGTCACCTGGACTCCCGACATGCCATTTCCCGATGCTGTTCGCCAGCACACGGGGCAGATACGCGCTCACAATGCGGCGTTCGAGCGACTCATATTTTGGTACGTTTTACACTGTGACTTTCAACTCGAGCAGTTCTACTGCACCGCTACTCAAGCGCGTGCTAACTGCCTACCGGGCAGCCTTGAGGATGTCGGACGCGCCATCAGCAGCAACATGCGCAAGGATCATCGAGGATCGCAACTTATTAGACTTCTATCAGTACCTCGTGCTGACGGCACCTTCAATAATGACCCGGCCTTGATGGCCGAGATGATCCAGTATTGCGAGCAGGACGTCCGTGCCATGCGTGCCATCAGTAAGGCCATGCGCGACTTGTCCGACGACGAGCTGCTCGATTACCACGTCAACGAGCGCATTAACGACCGTGGCGTGCTGCTTGACCTGCCGCTCTCGCAAGCCGCGATCAGTTACGCGTCGCAGGAAACCGACGACATCGAGCGGATCGTTGCCGAAGTGACCGAGGGCGCAATCGCCTCCGTGCGCAGCCCGCGGATGCGTGAGTGGGTGTTGGAGCGCGTCGGGCCGCAGGCGAAAGAAATGATGGTGGTCTACAAAGACGGCGAAAAGAAGTACAGTATCGACAAGGCTGTTCGCGCTAATTTGCTTAACTTTGCAGAGGAAAACCCCGATGAGATTCCGGCCCATGTTGCGGACGTCATTCAATGTGCGGACGACCTCTGGGCGTCTTCGGTCGCAAAGTTCAGCCGCCTTGCAGCTCTCGCGGATGTTGAAGACCATCGCGTACGGGGCGCATTCGTTTTCGCTGGTGGATCAGCCACCGGGCGCGCCAGCTCCTACGGCGCCCAAGTTCACAACTTCACTCGTAAGTGCGCCAAAGAACCCGACGCAGTACGCCACGCTATGGTGCGAGGCCACAGCGTCATCCCAAGATTTGGAAAACGCATTACGGATGTTCTACGAGGAATGCTCCGGCCCGCACTAATCCCTGCGCCTGGTCACTCCTTCGTCGTTGCCGACTGGTCAGCCATCGAGGCACGCGTCACGCCCTGGGCGTCCGCTGACCCGCAGGCCGAGTCGGTGCTGGACGTCTTCCGGCAGGGGCGCGACATCTACAAGCGTGAAGCCGCAGGCATCTACCGTATGCCCGAGGAGGACATCGGCGACGAGTCCGAAGAGCGCCAGATCGGCAAGGTCGCGATTCTCTCGCTCGGCTTCGGTGGCTCGGTCGGCGCGTTCTCGGCGATGGGTCGCAACTACGGCATCGTGCTGCCCGAGTCGGATTCCCGCCGGATCGTTGACGCATGGCGTCGCGCTAATCCGTGGGCGGTGCGCTACTGGGGCAAGCTCGAGGAGGCGTACACGCGTGCGCTACGCAACCCAGGGCGTGAGTTCCCGGTCGGGCGCATCACCTACATGTATGACGGTCAGCACCTGTGGTACGCGCTGCCAAGCGGGCGCATCCTATGCTATCCATTTGCTAAGTTTGAGGGCGACGAGATCACCTATGTGAAGGCGGCATGGAAGCCTGCAGCGGATGCGAAGGAATGGCCGCGAGCGCGCTTGTGGCGGGGGCTGGCCTGTGAGAACATAACGCAGGCAATCGCGCACGACTTGCTGCGGCATTCTTTACGCCAACTTCCCGAAACAGTCCTACATGTTCACGATGAGATCGTCCTTGAGGCCGCTGACCCTGAAGCATCCAAGCAGCGGCTAGTCGAGGTCATGTGTACGGCGCCTGCATGGGCGCAAGGGTTGCCCTTGAAGGCAGGCGTCAAAGTAATGGAGCGGTACGGAAAATAAAAAAGCCGCCTGGCAGGGCGGCTCAACCAAATGGAGGGGTCACTTGGAATTTCTTGATTATTACACAAAACTCGCGCCTGAAGGCGAGACGGCGCTGATTGTGCGCCAAAAGCCACAACTAAAAGACGGTGAGCTGCAGTTCCACGCCGATGGTGCGATCAAATGCACTTGGCCTGCTGCGCTACCCGACGCCCGCAAGATCAAGCCCGATCAGGCATGGTACGGCAACACGGCGTCGTTTATCGTCGAGCGGTTCGTTGACGGTAAGCCGGGCGCGTCTGCCGCGAATTGCGAGTACGTCCTAGTCATGGTGCTGGACGACGTAGGCGACCCGATCAAGGCGCCGAAGACACCGCAACTGCCGCCGACATGGATCATCGAGACGTCCGCCGGATCGTTCCAATGGGGCTACGCGTTCAGCCTAGACGATCAGCCGACCAAGGCCGAGTACGCTGCAGCCATCAAAGCGATCGCTGACGCAGGCTACACCGACCCGGGCGCCTGCAATGCCGTGCGTAACTTCCGGCTGCCGGGGTCGATCAATTTGAAGCCTAACCGCGACCGGTTCGCTGCGCAGTTAGTCGAGTTCCATCCCGAGCGCGAGTACACCCTCGAGGCGATCTGCGACGCGCTTGGTGTCACGCCAGCGCCTGCCGAGTCGCTCGGCGTGCGCCCGATCCGCTTGTCGGATGATGGGGCGGACGACGTGATGGCGTGGCTCTCGGGTCAGGGGCTGCTACTGTCGCTGCCGAATCCTGCAGGATGGGCAGGCGTCATTTGCCCGAACAGTGCCGAGCATAGCGATGGCAACCCGGAAGGGCGCTATAGCCCGGCTACGCGTTCCTATTGCTGCCTGCACAGCCACTGCATCGACTTAGACTCCAACGTGTTCTTAGACTGGGTGGCGGCCAATGGCGGCCCCAAGCACGCGCCTGGACTGCGTGACGAGCTGCTGGCGCAGACGATGAGCCACACCTTGTCGCAACTAACACCGACCGAAGCGTTTCCCGACGCCGCAGCGCAAGTGATCGCCGATGTTGAGAAAAAGCAGCGCGACCGAGTCGAGAAGGCCGACTGGTACACGCGCTACGCCTATATCGAGTCCGAGGACGCGTATTTCGACCTGCACGACCGCCGCGAGATTGCGCGCGGCACCTTCAATGCGCTGTACCGGCATGTGACCTGTTTCTCGATTCACCCGAGCAAGACCAAGCGCCGCATCGAGGCGTCCGTTTGTTTCGATGAGAACCGCCAGAAGCTGGGCGCGCTCACCCTTGCCGGGATTACCTACGCAGCAGGCGAGAGCGTTCAGGTGGCGCGTGAGGGGCAGGTATACGGTAACCGCTGGATTGATCACCGACCGGTGGCCACGACCGGCAACCCGCGCGTCTGGCTCGAGCATGTCGAGCGGATGATTCCAGACACGTCCGAGCGCGAGCATGTGCTGAACGTAATGGCCTACAAGCTGCAGCACCCGAACAAAAAGATTAACCATGCGGTACTGCATATCGGTAACCCGGGCTCGGGCAAAGATACCCTCTGGCAGCCGCTGTTATGGGGCATCGGTGGCGAGTCGCTCGCCAACGTGTCGATTGTGCGCAATGAAGAGATCATGAGCCAATGGGGCTATGCGCTCGAGTCCGAGGTGATGGTCTTCGAAGAGCTGCGACAGGCCGAGGCCAAGGATCGCCGGGCGCTCGAGAACCATCTAAAGCCGATCATTGCAGCGCCGCCTGAGTTCTTGCAGGTCAACCGTAAGGGCCTGCATCCGTACCAAGCGCTAAACCGCATTTTCGTGCTGGCGTTCTCGAATGAGCGCGTGCCGCTTAGCCTGCCATCGGATGATCGGCGCTGGTTTGTGACCTACTCAGACGCGCCGAGGATGGCCGAGCGTGACGCGCAGGCGATATGGGACTGGTATCAGGCGGGCGGGCTCGCTACGGCCGCAGGATGGCTGTATGCGCGTGACGTGTCGCGGTTCAATCCAGGGGCCGCGCCGCCGCTCACTGAAGCGAAAATGATTATGGTCGAACAGGGGCGCTCCACCGCCGAATCGTACCTAGTCGATATGATGCGCGCGCGCTTGGGTGAATTTTCGACAGGGGTTGTAGCGAGCCCGTTCTACGCGCTCTGTGAGCGCATTGTGCACGGTGCACCGTCTGGCGTGAAGATACCGCAAGCCGCGCTCTTGCACGCGCTTAAAGAGGCCGGATGGGTTGACATGGGGCGGATTAACACGCGGGAGCATGCGACGAAAAAGCATATTTTTTGCGCGCCCGAGATGGCCGATACGCCCAAATCAGAACTCAGGCGCATGGTCGAACAAGTACCAGCGCCTGCAGCGGTTCGTTTAGTCAAGTAAAGAAAAAGCCCGCCGAAAGGCGGGCCAAAAGGGTAATACGCGCTTGGAGAGTGACGCGCGCTATAAACCTAGCACAATGGCGAGCGCGGCCGCAAGCAATAATCCTAATAGCGCAAACATTAGCCGCCTCCTGACAGGTAATCAGCCGCTTCCGTTTCCAGGCGCTTGATTGTCGATTCGCTCAGATAGTCCGCGATATCGGCGTAATGCTCGGCTACATGCGCATGGACTAGCCAAGCAGTGGCCGGTAGCCCGACACTAGGATCAGCGGGCTCATAATCGACCCAAATAGACCACCAGGTATCGTCTAGCAGTACGTCGACGCGCTCGAGGTAGTGAGGATAACGGTGGCTATTGGATCCGGCCGCTGCAGCGGTATTAGGCATCATTGAAAACCTCGCATAGTGGGATTGTCGGGTCATACTGCGCGGCCGTGTCGGCGCTTGCGCCGGTGTATTGAACCGGCTGCAGAAAATTGAGCACGTCGAATCGCCGAATATATTCGGCCGTTGTTACCGATTCAGTCCAGAAGGGAAACTTGCGGATATCTTTCGGCTTTTTCGGCTTGTACGGCTTGCGGGCCGCTTTGGCTAATTCGAGCGGATCCCGATCAAATTTCACTTTATAAGTAGTGCTGTCGATAATTATCGTTTGCATAATTCGACCTCCATTAGATAAGTATTCAGTAGCTGCAGCGCGTGCTCGGCGCTTGCCAGGCCCTCATCGGGCTCACCCATGTTATAAAGCGCGGCCGATAGCGCCGCTTGCGCGCGCCAGAGTAATGCTTCATTCATGCCGCTGAGCGCGACCGTTTCCTGAGCGCCAATGAGCGCTTCTTTTAATTTACCCATGTTTTAACCCTCCGTTTAAGTTTAGATTGTGCAGCAACCGCAGCATGGCGCGTCGATACACCGGCCGCGCGCGTTGCGGTAATAGTCACGCGGGCCATGCTCGCCGATCAGCGTCACGGTATCGATTCGGGCCGCTTTTCGCTCCAATAGCACCGAGCGGCCGCGTTGCCATTGGATAACGTCCCCTGGCAATATGCGCGCGCCGGTGGCCGCGCAGAAGCCGTCGTATTTTGCTGTGATCGTTTTCATATTAGGCCGCCTTTTGCATGAAAAATACTTTTTCCGCTTTTTTGGCGCCGAATCCGTGAGCCAAAAAGCCGACGATCGTCGGCCGATCCGAGCGCGCGCACAATTGACAATCTGCGCAGCTAATATCATCGCGCAGCTGCGCGGGACAAGTGACGACCAAGCGGCCGGCCGGCGTGCGGTTTTTGGCGCCGGCGTCGATCGGTAGGATTGTGACGACGGGCCCGGCGCCGGTATCGGCGAGCGCGTCAGCGTGCGTTAAATCATTGGCCGATAGATTGATAGTAAAGCCGGCCGCATTGGCCGCTCTAATCTGCGCTAGGTTGTCGACTGTCGCCGGCTTGTGAGTGTAAGTAAAGCCACGGCGGCCGGCGTTGGCCGCCACTAACATATCGAGCGCGGCCGGATTAATCGAATTGTCTAAGCCTGGTAAATCGCCGGCTTGATTGTGGCGCCACAATTGACCGGCCGGCAGCGCGGCGATAGCGTCGCAGAAGCTTTGCCAATCCAGGCCGCGCTCGCCGGCCGTCACTGCGCGCCAATGCATGGCGAGCGGGCCGCCGTCGGCATAACACCCGCCGCTTTTGAGCGGGCACGCGCTCGGACACGATAAGGCCGATGTCGTCGATACCGGTATCGGGCCGGTTTTTACGTTAGCTGATTTCAGCGTTAAATGTACGGTTTTCATTGGTCGGATCCCCTAATACAGGTTTTTAGAATGACATCAAAACGAAAAGAAACGCCCATAGATACAGAAAAACGATCGTGCCTAATAGAATTTCAAGAATAGTTTGTTTCATGCGCGGCCCCTTAGTTATTCATTCCAGTAAACATTCAACGCATCGGCGTAGTCATCGCCTTGCACCACCCACACTACATCGCAGTCCGGGTAAGCATTGGTGCATTGTTCCTCAGCATGGTCCGTGTTTTCTGCGTCACAAATAAACCCGAACGGAGCATCGAGCGGCGACATAATCGATTCGATTCTGTAAAGCACAGTGTAATTTCTCATTTTTTTACCTTTAGATGAATGACAGGCCAGACATGCGGAAACATGCGCCGGATTCGGTTTCGATATCGATAGTGCCGAATTTGTACACGGCCAATACAGTGACAGTCTGCAAGCGGCCGTAAACATTGATTTTGATTTTCTGGCCAACGATAGGTTTAGTCATTTTTCGCTCCAATGATGGCCCGCTTGCGCGGGCCGTTTCGGTTTAGTAATTCCAGGCTTTTGCGTTATGTTCTTTGGCGATTCGTTTCGCTTCGGTTTTGCTTTCCACCTGGTATTCAATCACTACGTATTCGGCGGTAATTTCAGCGCTGCGGGAAAGGATTAATTTCCAGGTTTTCTTTGGCGCTTTGTAGATGTGTGCGTACATTTTCGACCCCTTTGCTTAAAATTTAATCAGCTGATTTGCACTACATTGTTTTGCTGCAAGACAAAGTATAGCAGAGAAATAAAAAGTGTCAAGGATTATTTTACACTTATTTGCGTATCAAAGTGTTAATTTTGCACGTCACGGCACGTCACAATGCACGTCATCAAAATGGGGTGAGATGACGTGCACCTAAAGCGAGGCACGATGCGGGTTTTGGCTTTTTGTAGGCAATGTAGGCAATTATTTTTACTGAACCTTAGGAACTTAAAAATGTTATCTTTATGCTAATAGGTTTGTCCGGCCACGTGCACGCTCTCGCACGCGCAGCGATTTAAAAGGCACTCTACAATTGCCGACATTGCCTTCATGCCAAAAAGGCAATAAAAAAGTTATCCACAGATTTGATTCTTTTTTGCTAACACTTTCCTGGTCACATGGCCACGCAACCGGCCGCATGAAAAAGGCAATTGTCAATTGCCGACATCGGTTAGTTAGTACTCACTAACCAGGTTGCAGTTAGTTAGCGCTTACTAACCTAGCAAAAGTTAGTGAGTACTTACTAACTTATCAGGCTGACAACAAAAAGAGTGAGTGCTTACTAACCTGGGGGGTGGGGGGCCCGCGGCCGGCCGGTCACGTCCACGGAGGTGTTGCACAAAATTTTTTATTTTTTTAAAAAATCCATTACCATGCCGCCATGGGCATACATTCGTTACCGCTGACGGTTCGCAAACTTGAGGCCACGGAGTCGCGCCTACAGTCCATCTACGACGCAGCTAAGCTCGGGCTGAAGGGCGACACACTGGCGTTAGCTGCAGGCATGTTGCCGCAGGAGTACCGGCACCTCTGCGAGATGGATCCGGTGGCGACGATGGCTGAGCAGAAGGGACGCGCTGACGGCGAGTTGGAGGCGTCTGCGCTGCTGCACGACGCCGCCCGTAATGGTGACGCCAAGGCGGCGTTAGCGATCCTGCAGCACGCCCACGGTTGGACGGCGCGTCAAGAGATCAGCGTCGACGTCACGAACAAGATCAGTATCACCCAGGCGCTGCAACAGGCGCAGTCCCGCGTCATCGACGGGCTGATCACGGAACAGAAGCCGGAGTATCTGGAACATGCCACGGAACGCACTCGCGCCCACGCCAGCTAACGCATTTAATATGCAAGCGTATGCGGCGCAATCTCGCGTCGTACCTACGTCGACTGGGCGCGACTATCAAAACGTGTATTCGGCGCTTTTGCCGCAGTTGTTGCAAGCACAATTTCCAGAATTTGCCCGCAACGTCGAAGCTACTGTTACGGCTGACCCCGTCAAAAACATTAACAACGCTGGCGAATATACGCCGTTGTCAAACTCAATCGCGCTTGACCCAGTTGGTATAAACCGTTTGCGTACAGTGCCGTTGCAAGGTGTAGGTTATGTTGGCGCACCTGACACTTACAACACTACAACTGAAGAAACGCTCAATGCACTGCGCACTTTAATGCATGAGGGGTACCATGCGCGGCTAGACAAAGATATAGGGTTTTGGCGAGAGCCGTCAGCTCAACTTGCGAAAAAAATGTCGCGCGAACAGTACCGCGCGTTGATGACTGACCTTGCAACTTCTGGGTTGCCTTCAATGATTCGCAATGGCCAACCTAAGGCCGACGCCGACATAATTAACGAGGCGCTGTCGACTATCGTGCCAACGCTTGCAATGCAGCGCAAAAACATGGTCACCAGACAAAACGCGCGTTTTGCGCGTGAATACGAACGGTTAGCTAAGCGATACCCCGAATTTGGGCAGATTGTTAACGAATGGTCTAACCCGGAATTATTTAAATAATGGCGCAACAGCCGATCTATGACGCCGAGGGCGAGCAGTTACTGATGACCCGGCTGTGGGCGCCACAGCTCGCAGATGATCCCGAAGCGTTCGTGCTGTTCGCCTTTCCGTGGGGGCAACCCAACACACCGCTCGCTAAGTTCAAAGGCCCGCGCACCTGGCAGCGCAAGATACTGCGCCGGATCGCCACGCACATCAAGACGAACAAGGGGCAGGTCGACATGGACGCGCTCAGAACAGCGGTTGCGTCTGGTCGAGGCATCGGTAAGTCGGCGCTGGTCAGTTGGCTAGTCTTGTGGATGCTGTCGACCCGCATCGGGTCTTCAGTCATCGTGTCAGCCAACTCAGAAGCCCAGCTCCGGTCGGTCACTTGGGGTGAGTTGACTAAGTGGCAAGCGATGATCATCAACAGCCACTGGTGGGAGATCAGCGCGACTAAGCTGATTCCGGCGAAGTGGCTGACTGAGTTAGTCGAGCGCGACTTGAAGAAAGGTACGCGTTACTGGGCAGCCGAGGGTAAGCTGTGGTCGGAAGAGAACCCGGACAGCTACGCCGGTGTCCACAACCACGACGGCATGATGTTGATCTTCGACGAAGCCAGCGGTATTCCGGACGCCATCTGGTCGGTCGGTGCGGGCTTCTTTACCGAACCGATCCTAGACCGGTACTGGTTCGCGTTCAGTAACCCCCGGCGTAATCAAGGCTACTTCTACGAATGTTTTCACGCCAAGCGGGCGTTCTGGCACACGGAGAACATTGACTCTCGAACGGTCGAGGACACGGACAAGCAAATCTATGAGCAGATCATTGCGGAATATGGCGAGGATTCGCCACAGGCTCGGGTTGAGGTCTACGGTGAATTCCCTTCGGCTGGCGAAGATCAGTTTATTGGTGCGTCTGCTGTCGACGATGCCGCCAGTCGGCCACGTTACAAGGACGCGACGGCGCCAATTGTTGTCGGCGTTGACCCAGCTCGAGGCGGCGCGGACGCAACGGTGATCGTGGTCAGGCAAGGTCGTGACTTGATCGCGATCAAGCGGTACCACGGCGAGGATACGATGACGACCGTGGGTCGGGTAATCGATGCGATTGAAGAGTACCGGCCAGCGCTGACGGTGATCGACGAGGGCGGTCTGGGCTACGGCATACTTGACAGGTTGAAGGAACAGCGCTACAAGGTTCGCGGAGTGAACTTCGGATGGAAGTCCAGCAAACCGGTTATGTGGGGCAACAAGCGCGCCGAGATGTGGGGGCTGATGAAGGACTGGCTACGTACGGCCAGCATCCCGAACGATCGGCAACTGAAGGCGGACTTGACAGGCCCGATGAAGAAGCCTGACTCGTCAGGGACGATCTATCTGGAAGGCAAGAAAGAGATGAAGTCGCGCGGTCTGGCCTCACCAGACGCGGCGGATGCACTAGCGGTGACGTTCGCGTTCCCGGTAGCCAGCCGCGAATCGAGCGTAGACCGTGTGGCACGGACGACGCCGCGCATGTATCAGCAAACAGCGGTTGCAACTGGCTGGATGGGGAACTAAGATGGCAACGAAGAAAAGTGTGTCATTAAGCGTGGGCCGGGGTGAGAAGCTGCCGGTCAGCAAGGGTGCGGGGCTAACCGCCAAGGGACGAGCGAAGTACAACGCAGCAACCGGCTCGAACTTAAAGGCACCCGCACCGAATCCGCAAACAAAGGCGGACGAGGGCCGTAAGAAGTCGTTCTGTGCTAGAATGGCTCCTATCGCAAAAAAGAGCGAAGAGGGAAGCCGTGCAAAAGCAGCAATGCGTAGATGGAAATGTTGAAGTGTGGGCTGATATCCAAGGATATGAAGGGCGATACCAAGTTAGCACGCTTGGCCGCGTCAAATCTTTGGCGCGCTACCGCCGTACAAAAGGCGGCGGCCAAACGTGGATGCCTGAACGGGTAATGAATTTAACGCCTAAAAAAGATAACGGCCGCACTAAACCGTATGTAGAAGTGCGGGTTCGAAACGGCGGCACACGCGCTGAACGATGCAAGTCTTTTTTGGTTCACCGTCTTGTGGCCGACGCGTTTATCAAGCGGTTAGAGCTTGGCGAACAAGTAGACCACATTAACGGAGTGCATTCAGATAACCGCGTGGAAAATTTGCGTGTGATGCACTACACTGAACATGCCAAATTACATCCAATAGTAAAAAATCCGTTGAAGCATGACCCTATAACCGGTTGTTTTCTACCCCGAGAGTGTTAATTATGGCTACTAAACCTGGTCTTTACAGTAATATTCACGCAAAACGCGAGCGCATCAAGGCCGGTTCCGGCGAAAAGATGCGCAAACCCGGCTCGCCCGGCGCCCCGACCGCGAAAGATTTCAAGCAATCTGCGAAAACGGCTAAAAAGGGGAAGTAAAATGCCGCTTGTTAAGTCAAAATCAGACAAAGCGTTCAAGCAAAACATCCGCGCCGAGGTTAAAAGCGGCAAACCGGTCAAACAAGCCGTGGCCATCGCGTACGCTACCAAGCGCGCAGCCGCCAAACCAGCGAAAAAGATGAAGTAAATGGACTTGTCGCCCGAAGAACAGGCCGTCATCGACTACCACAGGTCAAACCTGTACCAAGGTCGAGCGATGAAGAACCCAGACGGGTCAATGACCACGTTCAAGGGGTCTGTTATCGGCGCCGACGGCGGGCACATGATTTTGCCAACGTATTGGCATGGGCAAGTCAGAGATATTCCGCAGGCTATGCGTTTTGCCATAAAATCCGGCATCAAGTTTCCTATTTACCCAACCGTTGACGAAGCACTGGCTGCTGAACAGCGCCTGCACGGCATTATGGAGCAGGATTTGCGCGACTTTGCCGCGCGACCAAAACCGCAGACAAGATAAATGGACTATACCGGCATAAATAAGGCAGCAAAAGTCGCGGATGTGGGCGGAAATCCGCCGCCTGACGACATCAAAAAAGACACGCAAGACGTCTTGGCGACCATGCGAAAGCGCCTGCAAATGGCGCTTTCAGCCATGTCAGAAACGCGGGAAGATGAGCTAGACGACTTGCGGTTCTATGCCGGTTCGCCCGACAACCATTGGCAGTGGCCAGCCGACGTGCTGGCAACCCGTGGCGCAGTGCAAGGCCAGACGATCAACGCCCGTCCTTGCCTGACCATCAACAAGCTGCCGCAACACGTGCGGCAGGTGACGAATGATCAAAGACAAAACCGTCCAAGCGGCAAAGTTATTCCTGCTGACGACAACGCCGACCCGGAAGTCGCCGAAATCTACAACGGCATGGTCAGGCACATCGAGTACATCTCAGACGCCGACGTCGCCTACGACACCGCTTGCGAAAACCAAGTCTCTTACGGCGAAGGTTACATCCGCATCCTGACGGAATATTGCGACGACGACACGTTTGACCAAGACATCAAGATTGCGCGTGTGCGCAACTCGTTCTCGGTCTACATGGATCCCACCATTCAAGACCCGTGCGGTGCGGATGCTAAGTGGTGCTTCATTACTGAAGACCTGCAGCGTTCCGAATTCGAGCGCCTGTTTCCCAACGCCAGCCCGCTGACAACACTGCAGGCGCAGGGCATTGGTGACCAGTCAATCTCGGTTTGGATCAACCAAGACACCGTGCGGATCGCTGAGTACTACTACGTCGAGTACGACAACGCGACGCTGAACCTGTACCCCGGCAACATGACGGCGTTCGAAGGTTCGCCCGAGGCCAAGCAGATGAAGCAGATGGGCATGAAGCCTATCCGCACCCGTCAGGTACACGCCAAGCGGGTCAAGTGGTGCAAGACCAACGGTTACGAGATGTTGGAAGAGCGTGACTGGGTCGGCAAGTGGATTCCGGTCGTACGCGTAGTTGGCAACGAGTTCGAGGTCGACGGTAAGATTTACGTCTCTGGTTTGGTGCGTAACGCTAAAGATGCGCAGCGCATGTACAACTACTGGACGAGCCAAGAAGCTGAAATGCTGGCTTTGGCACCGAAAGCGCCGTTTATCGGCTACGGTGGCCAGTTTGAAGGCTACGAGATGCAGTGGAAGACGGCCAACACGCAGAACTGGCCGTATTTGGAGGTCAACCCGGACGTCACCGACGGTTCAGGCGCTGTGCTGCCGTTGCCCCAACGGGCAGCTCCACCGCTGCCACAGACCGGTCTAATTCAGGCCAAGATGGGCGCGTCGGATGACATCAAGTCGACCACAGGGCAGTACGACACCAGTCTGGGAGCGACATCGAATGAGCGATCGGGCAAGGCAATTATGGCGCGTGAGCGTCAGTCTGATACTGGCACTTATCATTACGTGGACAATCTGGCGCGGGCTATTCGGCACGTTACCCG